AAGCTCATTAAATAATCTTTTTTCTCCTAGGGATTTACCATAATTGATTAAAGATTTTTCTACAGCAGCTGGGTTGTTTGCATATGTCCAAGCTTTCATCCATTTCTTCATATCCAATTGACCATCTTGGCCAACGAATTTTTGAAAGAACTTGTTTTGGTCTAATGTTTCACCCAAGAAGTCAGCATTTTTTTCTACCTCAAAATTCATTCTGTTTTCACCGTCTCCAAATTCTACAAGCCTGCTCGTCTCGAATTGCTTGAAGTCTGGTAGTGAGGTTAAATGACTCTTGAAGCTTTCTACTTGTTGCTGAATTGCCTCCTGTTGAGCTTTCAACTGTGCTTCAAATTTTGACGCTTCGTTTTCAAAAGTTTTTGGTTTGTATTGAGACTGTTCAGCTTTTAATCCATCTCGGATCTTGTCTGCCTCTAGCTTCATCATCAAACGTGCAACTTTATCATCGTCTTCGTCACCTGTTATTCCATACTCTTTCTGTAGAGTCTTCTGTAATATCAGATTCTTTTCTTCTTCACCTAAACTTGGATATTTAGAATCGATCTGAGTTTTAATGATCTCTTCGTCTGTATACAAGTCATAGTTTGTATTCGTCTTAATTAAGAACTCGTCAAGCTGGTTAGTTTTATAAGCATCGATTAATTGCTTTGCATAATCGTCTTCTTGTAAACCTAACTTCTCCCAAGGATCAAAAACAATTGGTTCTTGAGTAGCTTGCTCTTGTGAAGATACTACGCTTTCTGTTGTATCTTCTGCTCTATAAACTGGAACTTCAGGCGTTTCAGTTGTTGCATTTTCTGCAACAGTTGAAGTTTCTTCTACCTTTGTTTCAGTAGGTGCTTCCTCAAATTGATTTACAGGTTGGTTGTATTGAACCCCTGCACTTGAGTGCTCACCTTTTATTGTCCATTTTCCTTCTCCTGCAAATGGATTCTCTTGTGGAGCTTCCGCTTGTGGAGCTTGTGCTTCTGCAACTGGAGCAGTTTGTTCAACTACTTGTTCAGCTACTTGTGCCGTTTCTTGTGTGTTTTCCATTTGTGTCTGTGTTTATGTTATGAATATATTACGCACCTTGTTGATTCTGAAATGCTAACATATCTTGCATTTGCTGTTGTTCCTCACTCATTTGCGCTCCTTGTTCTTCTTGCGCACCTGCCATTTCCTCTTGCATACCTTGTTCTTCTTGCATTGGATTAGCAGCATTCATTTGCTCGTTCATTCCCTGTTGCATCATATCTGCACCTTGAGCAGCTGGAGATTGTTGATTAGCATTTCCTAAGAAAGAAAATCCTGAAGGCTCTTGAATGTTTAATTGTTGACCTCCTGCTGTTTCTGGAGCTACTCTAGATTCTAATTCTGCTGGAACGTCAATCTCACCCATATCTTCCATTTTGCCATCTTGCATCAACTTGGTTTTGTTGTCTCTGATATTAGCAGCATCTCTTTCTTTAGCTTGAACAAACGAAGACTCAACTCTACCTGTTGCAGAAATTCTTTCTCTCTCTAAATCAAACTGACCACGCAATTCAATTAAACGAGCTTCCATATCCGCCTTTACCTTTTCAAGTTCAGACTTCATTTGGTATTCCATTTGGATAGTTTGTTGTTTAGCTTGCTCAGCTACCATAGCAGATTGTTGTTGGATCTGACCATTCATTTGTTGAGCTTGCATTGCTTCTTGTTGCTTCTTCTCGTTATTCTTTTTAACTTTATAAGCTAAGAATAATTCTGCTTGTTTAATATTTTGAATGTTATTTAAACGTATAACATCATCAATATTAACTTGACCAGATTGTAAAGCAACTTTAACTAACTCATCTAATTTAGCCTTTTCTTCAGCTGTAGGTTTGTCTACAATTGAAATACCATAAGTGTATTTAGAAATCTCTTGTGAGCGTTTTAATAGCTCTACAGTTCCTAAGCCTAATGAATTATCATAAGCTTCACCACCACCTCTTTTAATTACATCTTGCACACGAATAACAACTGCTTCAGCTAGCGATTGAGCAATAGCTCTATCTGCATAGCTAATATCGCTTAACGCATTATTAGTTCCAGATGCAGCTAATTGTGCAACTGTAGTTAAGAACTTAGGATTAGGCGTTGAACCGTCTGTAAGTTCATTTAAACCTAGAGTCTGACGAATCATATCTAGATTATTATTAATCATATTCCAATATTCAGAAATAGCATTACCTACACCACCTTCTAACTGGTTAATAGCTGGAGGAACTTGTCTTCCATCTGCTGCTACTGAACGACTGACTAACACACCTCTTTGTAAATACAAATCAATGATATCAGAAGGACTCATAGCTTTTCCTCCACCAGATAAACTTACTTCTTCTAAGGCTGCAAGGTTAATATTAAAACCACGTGGAACAGCGGTATTTAATTCGTGTTGTAATCTATAAAATGCCAACTGAATTGCATCAGCGTAAGGAATAATTGCTTCCATACGGCTAAATGTCTTCATATCAAAGAAATCAACTGGAGCGATATGGAAACTAGATTTAGCTCTTGCTATGTTAATTGGATCACGTTTAATGTTCCATTGTTTACCATAGTCAAAGCAAATGTTAGTTCCAACAATCCATTTAACTCTATATATACCTACAACTTGTTTTCTTTTAAACTTTTGTTTTTTATTATTTGTATCTTCAAATCCAGCTCTTCCAAAAATAGTATTTCCTCTACGGTCAACTCTTTCTTCTCTAACTAAATCATCTGTAGACATAATCTCAAGATCCAATACTTGAACCTTTCCTTTATTCCAAAAGTCATTATATGTACCATAGTATGCATTACCTACTGGCATATTTCCACGCCATTGATTTGCGTTTGCATACTTATAAATAAACTCAATATCTTCTTTGGTTAACTCACCATTGCTCATTTGAATTAATTGAGCAACAGGAACCTCTAATACCTCACCTGCATATCTTAAATCTCTAAAGTCAGGGTATGTACAGAAATTAGATAAGAATCTTCTAGGGTCTACTCTTCTAAATCCTACTAAACCATCTTGTTCGTAATCTTTAAATATAGCAACACCATAGTCAAACTGATCTTGTAATTGTTGTCTACGTTGTCCTTCGTAATCGTTTTGGTCAAACACCAACTCAACTACTAACTCAGCTTCCATAGATGTCTTATGACGCATACCTAATTCAGCAACTTCAATTCCATCTAAATCATCTGGCTCTCCAGGGTTAGCCATAATTGCTGCACTTTCCGCTAGATCTGGTCTTCCTTGTTTTTTAAATTCTTCTCTAAGAATAGCTTTTGCTTTCATTTCAGCAACTAGCATATCCTTCTCTGATTGAGCAAACGGATCCACTGGATCTATTTGAATATCATAGTTTTGTTTCTCTAATAATCCTAAAGCTGTTCTTCTGAACTTAGGTATAATAGGCAATACAGACCAGTCAACAACAAGGTTATTGTTATTGGGATCTTGATCTGGTGTTAATACTCTTTTGTATCTTTCTATAGATTGACGACCTTGAGCGTATGTTTTAATCCACTCATATTTGTCTCTAGATCTATAACCGATTGAGCCAAATGGTGTGTCTCCGTAGGAGTTAAATGCTGCTTGCGCAAATTGCATTAACCACTCTTTTGATTCTTTTTCTTTAGGGCTTACATCCTCGTTTGGGAATAAGGTCCTTGCATTGCTAATTATTTCTGCTGACATCTCGTCTTATTAGTTGTGTTGATATAATACGCTTTAAAAACCTAGTTTTTTGCCCAAAAGGTTGCTAGAGCTCTTTCCCCTTAAGAATGGTAATACGTTCAAAACATCAATATCTTCTTTCTTTCCGACCTTTGGATTATACTTATGGTTATTAATTAACATAAGTGCATAACCTGCTGCCATTGCGCTATCCGACTTGGTCGTATCGCCTGGGTCAAATTGTAACCATTCCTCTATAAGCCCCTCAAACCAAACATTGTTTATGTGGTCATTTATGTACTGGTCCGTTAGCTCGGCCATATACGTAGTCGTCTTTAATGTAGCTGACAAACCCCTTGTGGTCTTATCTGGAGGCATAAAGCAAAAGTCTGCACAGCCTTTCTCCTCAAGGTAATAAATAATACCTGGTTTATTGTTCTCTATAAGCGCATTACAGCCATAAAAGCACAAAGCCATACGTACGTCCTCATAAAAGGTTTCAGGCGAATCTGGGCGATTACAATAGTAAAGAACAGGACTCATATCGTACTCAGTAGGAGATAATGGGTTTGCTTTTTTAAATATAACCATAGCTCCGTTAGAAGCTCTTGATTCGTGAGACTTGCTTACCGTTTGGTGAGAGAATGGATCGACACCTGCTGAATACATAGAACTATTCATAGGCTTGATAACACTTCCTTTCTTTTCAAAAGCATTTGGCTTAGCTGGCATCTCGGCAATTAAAAATCTACCGTTTACACTTTCTCTAAACTCAACCTCAGAATCTCTAACTCCATCTTTCCATTGGAAGTTTCCTTTCTTTAATCTAGACTTGCTCCACTTTAATATATCTAGCCTATCGTTTAATAATATTGGATTATATACACAAACAGAACTATCTGATTGAAACGCTTCTTTCTCATCTAGCGGTTCCTTTCTTTTTGCAGAAGATAAAGCTCTAGGATCTTCTTTCAAAGACTCCCTTTCTTCTAATATCTCAGCTCTAGCTAATTCTTTATTTGCTATACCATATCTTGGATGAAGATGTCTTGTTTCATCTGCTGCCACAAAGAATCTAGCAAGACCGCTGGCTGTTCTCTTTCCTTTCTTTTCATATTGGTTTGAGTTCTTCCATAAGTCCAACATCTGACTACCACCTGCTTCCATTTCCTCTACCGTTGTTGTATGGAAAGACTTTCCTATTATCTTACCTTGATCGTCAAGTAAACAATACTTAACGACATTCCATCTATCCCTAATGTCTAATAGTGTTACCTTACCAATCTCATCGTGTAGATAGTATCCTAGTTTTTGACCATCATAAGCCGTAACACCAGAAGATCTGAAATCAATACCTGACATCAACTCTTCTTCGTCTAGTTCTAATTTACCTGTAGAGAACTTAAGACCAGTTGCTGGAACCTTTCCTGTTAAAGGAACATCCGACAATGGCCTAAAGAAAGAAGGTAGCTTTCTATATGCGTTTATAATTGTTTTTCTAAATAATATCTTTGCATCCTCATCTGTTTTAGATTGGATACCTGCCCAAAAGTTTTCACTTCTAGACGCTGCCTCTAATGCAATACAACCTGCTGTAAAAGACTTACCAGATCTACGTTTAGTTACATATACAATACCAAAACTTTCTGGATCTTCTACATTGTAGTCCCAAAAGTAAAACAGCTCTCTATCTTTATCTCTATATCTTGGAAGGCCAACGTCCATATGATAGCAAGACAAGTAGTACCAATGAACACCTGTAATGTACGTAGGTTCTCCGTTGTTGCTAAACCAATGTCCGCTCAACCTTCTAATCCAGCAATATCTTTTAAAATCCTCCAACTCTGGATGGATATATTCTGGATCTTTTTTTTGTTTTGCCTTCTCTTCTAGTTCCCACTTTTGATATTCTTGAAACCTAGGATCTGGTTCCCAATAGCACAACTCCATCTTGGTAGATCTACGTTCAATACCAAAGTATTCCCACTTAGAAGTAAATGGATTATACAGCCACCCCTTTGCAGGTATATGGCAATTTAATCCTGCAATCTCTACTTCTGTAGATGACCAGTTCTGTTGTTTTATTGGTTTAAACATTTTTCTTTGTTAGTTTAGACATAGCCTCTGGAGTAAACATAGTTTTTCTATTATGTTCTTCAATTAGGTCTTGGTCATTAGAGAATAACTTACCGTATAGTTCATCTATAGAGTTACTCATATCTGCCATCTGATTAAGCATCTTATTCTTAATCTCTACGGCTTTTAATATATCGATTTCTTTTCCGTTTTCAGAATCCTCAATACGCTTTGCTACACGCTCTGCATATTCGGTAAACGTAGACTCTAAGCTACATATTAAAGTCCAAGTTCTAGACTTTACCACCTTAGTTAAAAAAGAAACGGCAAGCTCGTAACTAGGATCTTGTGTGATCTCAGTTTCAAGTCTTGCCCATTCTTTTCTTTTGTTTATGTCTGAGAAGTCCCTTACGGCAGGGGAGTTGAAGTCATAAACCCAAGAGAGAAATGCTATCTGCTGTGTTATGTGTTTCGTGTTTGTGTTTCCAATAACTTCTTTAAGTCTTGGGTATTCAGATAGCACATCTCCGCAATATGGATTGATAATCATTTTAGCTACCTGTGTTTGTGCGTATTTACTCGTAGCCATAAATCCTATCTTTCTTTAATATTACAAATTCTGTGCCATCTTTAAATCTATACACAGATCGGTACATTTCTTGAAATAAAACTGTACTGTTGACAGGAACATCTAAGTCTCCTGACAAAAATGTACACTTGCCTTGCTTATATTTTGTAGTAATTGTATCTGGTATTATTATAAGACTTGATGTTATTTCATTCTCTGGAATAGCCTTAAGTAAAACCCAATCGCCCACTGCTTTCCACTCTCCGTCAACTTTGTGAGCCATAATAAAACCTTCATCACAAAGCCACACAAGCTTGTCATCAATATTGAACACTCTATTAAACTTACGATCGCCATTGTCATCGACAAAGTAATCAGCAGCCATATGATAAGATATAGCAATTTCATCATCTTCTTTTACATTTAATTTACATCGACCACCTAAAGAATAAACTTTTCCATTTACTTGAGCGTGTTGTTCAGGTTCAAATGAAGGATCGATAAATAAAGTTACTCCGTTTTCGGTAGTAACAGTAGACTGGAGAATCTCTGGAACCTCAACAAATAGTTGATTGCCAGGAGGCATAGATCTTTTACTCATTGTGTGTTTGTGTTTTATATTCGCAAAGATACGTAAATATCCGTAACTTATACTAATTATTTTCTTCCTTGGCCTCTATATGCTTTAGGCTTTGGAGTGTGTTTATTGTAAGACTTCTGTGACTTTCCTTTTTTTCTAGCACCAAAAGTTACTTTGTTTGAATTGGATACTTGCTTTGCCATTATATTACCATTTTACTTTATTAGCCACAGACGTACACATTTCTATGAAGTCTTCTTGGCTATATTGTTGTTTACACATATTTACCATTTTATGAACCCACTGCACATTTCCTTTAACATATCCTACGCTCGAGTCTATTCTATCTAATGAAGCGGTATTGTTTCCAACACTCAAAGCATCTATGTCCCACCCAGTTAAAGAGCATTTAAAATCTTGCTCTATAAGCAAATCAGCTAAATATTCATATTCTAAATTCCACTCTATATTTCTTAATTCTGCATTAACTTCATATTTTCTACAAAAAGAATATCTCAATACGTCTTTTATCCAACCTTTATGGTTATTGTTTTCTGGCTTTGAATTTGCACACTTCTTGCATTCTTTTTTATTTTCAAAAGAAAGTATTGCATAACTCTTTCTTAAATAAGATTGTTCTACGCCACAATTTGGACAGTTTTTATACCACCTTCCATCTATCCCTTTAAACACTTCTACTGGTAATTCTAAAGTTGCACCCATATTAATATTAATATAACCCATTTGATTTTATTAGACCAAAACGCAGCACTCATTTTTCCTTTAGCAATATTTTTTGCGTGACGAGCTTTAAAAGAAGCTTTTCTTGCTTTCTCAGAAGCCGTCTTTGGATTTTTACCAGCACCGCTAACGCCTTGTTGTCCAAAGCGAATAAGCTTTACTTTACTTCCGTCTTTAGCAAGTACAGCGTGGCTTTTCTTTGGATGACTTGGAGTTTTCTTAGGCTTGTTGTAACCTGCAAACTTTTCTTTACCTTTCTGAATCATTTAGATGAATTGTATTGTTTGTACTAAGTTTAATATCATTTGAATCGTAATGACGAACTCTTCCATCGTTCTTATCTGCCACAACCCATATAGTGTTTTGATGTATCCCATAGTCTATCATTAATATTGCGATTCCTTCTCCGTGGGGAGTGTCAACCCAATATGTAGATTGAAACTCGTGGATAGTAGCCATTACTTTTTCTTTTTAGCCTTAGCATTTATTTTTTTAGCAGCAGCAACAGCTTTAACAAAAGCTTTGCTTCCTTTCTTTGCAGGCTTTTCGCCTCTTGCTCTTTTGGCCCTAATGTTTTCCCAAAGACCTGGTAATTTTGCTTTCATATTACATTCGTTTTTTAGCCATCTTAGATTGAACCTTAGTCTTTACCTTGTTAGGTAACTTCTTTCCTTTTGGAGTTTCTTTCTCCCAACGCTTTGCCATCTCTGGGTTATTAGCGTACATAAATCCTCTTTGTGCTTTACTTTTAAATGGCATAGTTATTTTTTCTTTTTAATTACTTCAATTGTTTTAGGACTCAGAAATGGTTTTGAGGTCATTTGGCCTGCGCTTTTATATCCATTAGCTGCAAACCACTCTGCTTCTTCTGGTGTTTCAAATTGTATATATTCTCCAGTCTTGTCAGCATAATCATACGCCCTTTCTCCTAAATCTTGAAGCTTACCATCTACCATTACAATTTGAGGAAACACTCTCATTGACTTTGGGTCGTGTGACATCCAATGAGTTGTTACTTCTTCTTTAGGCGCAGCAATCATTCCTTCAGCACCCATTAATCTATTTGTCTGCAACTTAGGATACATATCAGGCATAAGGTAACGCTTAACAAAGTTTAAGTTTTTGTTAGCCATCATTACGCTGTCTGCATAAGCTTTAGGATCTTTAGGTTTAAAACCTGGCATAGTTTAATATTTATCTAGTACGTATTTTCTTCTTATATACTTCGCCCTTCTCATTAAGGCGCTATCTAAAGATCCGCTCATATCTTCAAAAGCTTTCTTTAACCCTTCGTTATATCCAAACAATTGATTGTTAGCGGTAATAGCAATCTCTAGTCTTTCCTTTAAACTATCAATTACAGCTTTATTCCCAACTTTGCCAAGTAAGAAGAGACTATCGATTTTAGCTTTTTGAGTATTAATTGTTTCATTGTAGTTGTTGAATTTAGTGTTAATATCATCTGCTTGGCTTTTTAATAAAAGCACGACAGTATCTCCATTAATTATCTTTGTCTTTGGATACGATTGGCTTAAGCTCAAATGGCTCACCAACAACATCATCATCAGTACCGTTAACCTTTTCATTTAGTTTTTTATTTTCTTGTTTCAATTCAGTTACTACTTCTTTAAAGCTATCACAAGCTTTTTCTGCTTGCTTTAACTCACCAACCCTCTTTTGGATGAATGCACTATTTTTCTTTACGGTTACGCTAACCATAGAGTCTATGTTCATAGAATGCCATCCTTTAACAGGGTGGGGCTTAATAGCTTTCTGTGCTGTTATAGAGGTTAACATTATTAATATCAACCCAAGTATCGTAAGTATAATTACTATTCCTGCTTTATTTGGTTGCATTGATAATGGCTTGTTGTGCTATAATATTATAAATGATTGAGTCTTTCTTGTCAACTGTCTTTTGTAGATTACGGTTATCTTCTATACAATTGTCAATACCTTTGCTTGATCCAGCTTTCATATCCTTGTATACATAGATAATACCAAATACACAAAGGAAAGCTACCGCAGCTATTGGGTACTTTCTAAACTGGTTAAAACTAACAGGTAACTTAACTGCACCTGACGCTGCATCTGTTACTTTCTTTGTTGTAGTTCTCTTAGTTGCTGGTTTCTTCGCTTGAGTCATCAGTTCCGTTTTTCTTTCCAAAATATCCATCAATAGCTTTTTCAACTACTTTCAACCCTAATAGGGCAGCAATTAATAAAGTTACTGAATATACTAAAGCTTCAGAAGGAGCTACGTGTTGCTCACTAAAGCTATTATGATATAGGGTTACACCTAAAAGGATACCTAAGAATAAAGCGATTAAACGCTTCATTGAAGGAGCATCTGGTTTATCTAAAAAGAAACCTGCGATAAAGTTTATTAGTTTTTTCATATGTCTAAGTTTTAAAAAGGGAGAACTTAATCTCCCTTATAATTACTCAGCTTCTACTACTTCCGCTTCTTGAGATTTGATAACCTCGTTTAAGAAGCTTACAATTGGAGCACCATATTTCATTGGCATCTCTTGTAAGAAAGCATCTAAAGCTTTTAATTGTTCTTCATTTAATACTACTTGTTTCATTGTGTGTATTGTGTTTTATTGTTAAAAATTAAGGTTCTCTAAGTTCTATTTTATATTGATTACCATTTAATGTAATTACTAAATGTTTTCCAGATTGGTTACCAGAAGATGTAGACTCTAAACCTGCTCCATTAAACTCTATGGTATCAGTTGTAATATTGGTATTATTAGCAACTCCGTCTATTTTAATAAAAGCGTTATTAGAAGTAAGCGTTATATCATTAGTTCCTGAAAAATAGTTTTGCATTATTGAATTGCCACCAGATACATTTGCTCCTAAGAAAGTAGCAAAGAAATTTGAAGCACCTGCTGCCATCTTATTATAAGATATACCAGAACCAAATGGGGCATTATAACCAATAAATACAGAACTACTTGAGTCGTTTACTTGAACAGAAATACCATTAGCAGTATTATCATAGTCACCAAGAGTAAACTTATTATTAGAAAAATTTAAATCTAACCCTATATTAGAAGCTAAGTATTGAGTTCCTAATCTAGTTTCTGCTATTTGCAATGGAGTAATATTACCTAATCCATCAGATATAATAGCTGGAGCAGAAGTAGGCAAGCTACCGTTGTTATTTATTTTAAGTAAGGATTGGTAAGTATTCTTTACCTGGGTACCTGTTAATGTTGCCATTAGTTATTTTTTATATTGTTAAGCTTCCCAATTGCTTGAGTCGTTTTCCCAGTTAAGGGAAATTAAATTCCATATTCTCGTTACAAACGTAGCAGCAGAATCTGCTGAGTCTACTATTGTATTCCAAATAATGTTTACCATAAACCCATAATGTTTGTAGCAGTAGATGTAGAGCTTACTTTCTTAACTTGGATAGGAAGGAAAGTACCTGCCTTAACACCATTGAAAGTAACCAAAGTATCTGTAGTATCTTGAGCCATTACAACTATCAAGTTACCATCACCACCAATATATATACCACCGCAGTATCCTGCTGGATTTAAAGAAGGATTTATGTTAGCATTATAAGCAACTTCAATAACTGGATTAGTAACTGTAGTTACAAACAACTTAGCTACACCTGCTTGATAATTTACGTCTTTTTGAAAAGAAGCCATTAGTTTTAAATTTTATACCTATATAATACGCACTTACTTCTTGATCCTATTGCCATTAAAAACCATATTAGGATTTACATAGTACAGATTAACTATCTCAGTGCGTGCTATAACGCACGCCTCTATTAGCCCCTTTACGGCCTTATAGAAAGGACCCTTGGTCTTCCATCCTAAATCCTTACAAACCTCAGTACTGCGTAAATAAACATAGCTATCCTTATACTCTAGATCATTCATTATATAAAGACTCAATTTAATGGTTGCCTGACAATTAGTTCTAACCATAAAAGCCAACATCTCATAGTATACCTTTACAAAGGGCAAGGAATCTATTACCTTTTCCTCCCCCGCTTGGAGTACCTCAAATACTTCCCCTGTTTTAGGATCCATTAATTGGTTAACCACCTTCTTGGTTATAACCTTCCTTAAACCATTAAGAGGCGTAATTTCTTTTTGTTTGTTTATCGTCATAATACAAAGGTAGGAGTATTCTAGGAGAATACAAAATATATCTTTTTGGAAATACCATAGGTATTGACAATCATAGAGTTATAACACCTTCCTTCTTATATAATAAGATACACCCTATATATAACCAATAATAATGAGGCCTTCCAAAGGCCGAACTTATGGCTAAATACAGGCGGATCATACGCATAAGCATATAAAATTGGGACATAGTGTGTTACTGGGGTTATAGGGGGGATAGGGGGGCTAGCTTTCTCTAGGGGGATTCTCGTTTCTCCGAGTGGGTAGGTATGGCTATATGAAAGTTTTTTTACTATGAGTTATGTAGGCTACTTGAAGTATTACTTTAGGTATACTATGTAGGTTACTTGAAGCTTTACTTTAGGTCACTACCCTGCATATGTAGGTAAATTGGAAAGCCTAGCTTAAGGTGAATTTTATTTTTATTGTGGTGTAATAAATTTGTTTAGGTAGTAAGGAAAAACAAGGGACTACCTCCCTCCCCTTTTTACCTTCCGACTCCATCTGATTCCATCATCATCACCTAGGTAAATTTACACCTGTTTACCCTGTTTTGTTTGGCTGTATTTTACACACAGGTTGCGATACTGGTATGCGTTAAGGAAATGTTAAAATTCGGCTGTAACTCAAGCCTGTATTGGTTTAGACAACTGCCTGCCTGTTTCTCAAAATTGCCCCTTTTTTGCCATTTGGCGTGTGTTTTGATATTATCATTTTATATATATATCTTCCCTGTATGCAAGGTTGCCCCTGTTACCTGTATATATGTTCACCTGTATACCTGTATTAAAATAACCATTTAGTATATCCTGTTTCTTATCCTGTTATTGTATTACCTGTTCGCTTCCTGTTGCATATGTTTTTATCCATCCTGTAATTATTTTACCTTTTATCTAAAATTATTTTAAACTTTTTTTGAACATCAGGACGGCTGATTCCATTGGGCTAGATGCTCATTATAAGTTTTATCTATAATTGATATAGAAAATAAGTATAGGAAATATTTGGAAATTGTTTTTTCCCGTTGTATGTTTGCATTATCAAATTAATTAATCATTTAACCAATTAAACTTTAAACTATGAAAAACGAATTAACAATCAACGGAATGCAAAATTTATTAGGAAAGAATATGGATTCATTCATTAACTTATTCTTTTATAAACCTATTCAGCTACAAGAAGGATGGCAAATGGTATTAAATTCAAGTAAATTTAAAAACATAGGTGATTGCACGCTAATACAAGAGAAAGATAATAAAGACAACCTTACTATATATTCTTGCGAATTGTATATTGGTGACAGAAAAGGCACAATAGAGAATCCGTTTGGTTATGTGCTTGCTTTTATTCAAAATGTATTTGGTGCAAATTATGCTGGATGGGGAAAAATTAATAAAGATGGGAAATCTTTCGAAATTACAATTGTACATATTAACGAATAAAACTAACAACCTCACGATGTATAGGTAATCGTATTTTTAACCTTTAAAACTTTAAACTATGAAACCTCAACAAGTAACAAACGCAATTATCTTAGTAGCCGTATTAATTACGCTATACTTTATCGGCTCTTCAGTGGATAACCAATTAGCAAAAGACGTAAACCAAAACCCTATTAATTTAACTAAATAAAACTTTTAAACTATGAGAATCAAATTCAATATTGGCTTAGGCAATAACCCTTTAACTAAGTTCTACTCAGACGGCACTACGCCTGACAACCTACAATTAGATATCTTTAAATTGCTTATGCAGTACGGATATGCAGATTCTTACTATAAGATATGTGACGGTATATATAATGATCAAAAAGAGTACACATATGTAGGCAACTTATGGTTAAATGAGGGTTTAGATATCGATGCTGTAACTGAAGAACTTTGTAAGGCAATGACTCAAGAGTGCATATCATATATGGCAACACAAAGTAAATTAATATATAACCCTAATTTTGAGGGCGAAAGATATGAATTTAACGAAGAATTTTTTATTAACTAAACTTTAAAAACTTTATAACTATGAAAACTAAAATTGAATTTACAAGTAACTACGGCTTCGACCACAATTGGATATTAGTATGCGAAACGCCTAAACAAAAAAGAGCCTTTTATCTAGGGCAAGATGTAAAGTTTTGCAATAGGGTTCTAGGTCTAACGCCTAGAGACATAGTGGAAGCTATAGGAACTAGAGAGATAACGACTAAGCAAGGCAATATTAAGCTAGCTAAGTTTATATGTAAACAACTAGGTATAAACGGAAAGAATATGCATAAGCTACAAGATTGGAGCATATGCGCTGAATAGACAAAGCCTATAGCCATATAATAAAAATCAATTTGGATATAAATTTTAACTAACTATCTTTGCAATATTAAATAACCCTTAAAACTAAAAATTATGAATGACAACGCACTGACTAAGAAGTCAACGATCAAAATCAAAGAAACCTATTGTGGTCCAATTGTAAACACTGGAGTAAGAAACCTAGACGGACCTATTCAAGACAAAGAAAAATACTATAAGCAATTGCAGAAGCAAGGCTTCATAGTAGAGCGTACAAAGTACGGCGTATTTATTACTAACCCTAAAAACTTCTAACCAATGAAACAATTACTAACACTAACGCTAATCGCTATTCTATTTGCATCTTGTACCACAACTAAAATAGGTTGGGGTACTGGCAACGGAATGAATGCAAATTGCTATAAAGCTAAACATAGAATACCTAACTTAAACTAATAACCTTTAAAACTTTAAACAATGAATACACAAAAAACTTGGATAGACGAAGGCGCTATAAATAGTCCATTAGAATTTAACTCAAGAGATGAGGTCGTCAAACATATTAAAAACATTTTAAGCGAAGATATCTATATGCTTGATGCTTTAGGCTACACAAGTGCAGAAGATATAAGCGAAGATGATTTGTTTGAGATAGCGTCTAAACATTATTCAATATATGAAAAATAAATACCTTAACAAATATAAATAACCCTAAAACTTTAAACACTATGGAAAACAAATTCAAATTAAAAAAATCAGAATTTATTGATTGGTATTTTGATGATGCCGACACTAGAATTGACTTCGGAAACAATGCCATAAAAGAATTACAATTGTATGGCAAATTTAATGCAACTATTGAAGAGCTTCTTGATTGCTGTGGCTACGTACCCAAACGATTATGCGAAGGCCAATCAAAAGATACCGACGAAGAGTTGTCACCTTCAGATATAGAATTAATTTAATTAACTTTTAAAACTTTAAACATTATGGAACACATTTTTAGCATCAACGCAATTGAATTAGCTTCTGAATTAGCAGAAGAAAAAGTAAAAAGTTCTTTTCCTACAAGGAAATACCTAGACTTTGACGAGTATACAAAAACATTTACCTACACGGAAGAGGCACAACAATTGTTTAACCAATACTACGACGAATATCTAACAAAGATAGAAGAGACTAAGGCCTCAAAGCAATTAACTATTCAAGTATACGGAGTTCGCTTGTCTGAAATGCCTAGAGAAGAAGCCTTAAGATTCCATCTTAATCTATCAGACGATGACTTCATAACCTCAGCAGAAGAGCAAGGATACGTATGGTCTTTAGAAGGCTACACTAAGCAGTACAATATGGATACCTTACCTAAATTAGACTTCATCAGATTCATTAACCTAACTGAAAAAATATAACGACTATGACTTTCTTACAACAAAGAGTATACGCTACACTATGCGCTAACAGATTAGAACCTTTAGCCTACCACGACTTCCAATACCTAGCCGTTGGTCTACTGAAAGAATTAGAGGGAACAAACGAACACGCCTCAGTCGTTCAGACAATATGCAATACCGAGGAAAAGGTATACAAGTGTAATAACTTTAAGCCCTATGAAGAGGAAGAGAACATACCTACCGATTCTATTTTCCACTACCACATTATTAACTTTAACTTTTAAACTATGAAACTATTTTTTAATGTAGATGTCCACCCATTTTATAACGAGATTAGGTTTGCCGTAACCAATGGCGAAGATAAATTAGTCCATATAGATAAGTACACTAACGGAATAGAAGATTGGGGAAGCCTTATCTTTGACGGCAAACAATACGATTGGAGTATATGCCACGCTTATGGGCAAAATACTCAAGACCTTGTTAAACTATACGAGGTAGATGCCGAGAATAACTTTAAGGTAGACTATACTAAGCCTTTAAAAAATGTATGGGTAAGAATATTTATTTAACTTTTAAAACTTTTAAACTATGGGATTTTCAGTATTATACACACGACAAAGAGAAAAAGAAATAGCTCAGGGAACACAATACGATGCAGACGGAAACGAGCTTGTACAATGGTGCGATATATTTGATTGGTACAATGGAGACGAGCAGGATAGCTTTGATAAGGCAACCAATAGAGGTGCTAATAGTCAATCAATGCTTGACCTTCAGAGGCAGTCAGATAAGATTGTAAAAGAAAAACAAATAGGAGGTATGTACTAATGAAACACTATCTAAAATATATAGGTCTATTTCCTTTTGTATATGGTATGCACCTGTGGAATATAGGCTTATCGCTTGCGCTTTGTTTACTTATAAATTACCTTAAAAAACTTTTTAAAACAATATAACTTTTAATAACTTTAACTATGAAACAAATGAAAACTATAAAAGAATGGTTTGAGGAATTACCTCAAGACATTAAAGCAGAAGCTATCTATTTGTCTATTGATTGTGGAAGCTATGATTCTAATTTAAAAGAGCCGTCATTGTCAGAGGCATTGCTAGGTGCATTCCCTCACGACCACCCTGATGCTAAGTCAGATTGGACAGGTATTTATCTAACTTTATCAACGCTAAACAAATAACTATGCAACAAGAAGTAAACGACCTATACGACCTACCCGACCACCTGCGTCACCTTGCCTATTTTACTACGATTCTAGAGGCTTGTAACAAAGATTGGAGCAATACTATATCTAGCAAATTAGAGGAGCTGTATGAGGATACATTAAACCATTGCCTAAACAACGGAATAAAACTATCAATCGTATTCCCTCAGAAAGAATACAACAAACCAAACACTAATGAACAAGATAAATAGAAACAAGCAATGCACCCATTGTGGTAACTACTTTGTAACTACAAACTATAAAGTAAACACCTGCTCAAAGCATTGCCAAGACAGGACAGAGAGCCACCTACATTTTAAATACTACGAGATTGATTTACCTAGCCTAGACGGAGATATCTTTGATTGCGATTCATTCCAATGGAACGACTACCCTAACCCAAAGAACCACCACAAGATAGGCGATGGCTATCAAGTAGAGGAAATTAATCTAAGTAAACTAACCCTTAACAGATAACACTATGGAAGATAAACACTATGAAACTATGATTGCGCCCACCAAATTTAATGAGTGGGACTTAGAAACCCTCAATGTATTTGACCTAGAGGATAACCCTCTGAAGAGATACGGAAGAGATTGCGAAACTGATTATTTAAGAACTAACCCATACCGAAATGAAGAGCAGAAGAATGAAATCAATTAAGATAGGAACACACAGGATAAGCCCAGAGGTAGTCAAGAAAGTAATGTGTATGGCTAACAATATAGACGAGTCAGTATTTGACAACACCACAAGGAAGAACGAGGTAGTGTTTATTAGACATACCTATGTATACCTATGCCGAAAGTATAGTGGATTAGGCGTAGTGCCTTTGGGTAGATTGGTGCATAAAGACCATACAACCATATCATACATATTGGATAAGATTGATTTCTTAAATGGCAAAGATGATTATATAACCGAACTTATTACTAACTTTGAAAAAACAATGTTCCACAATGAAAGCTTCAATGAACGACCAACCAAAGAAAACAAGAAAGAAGAAAGTATCTTTACCCTCTAATGAGGAAATGGAAACCGCCAAAGAGATAACCAAGGTGCAACGCCTGTCCATACCAACAGGGAATAAGCTTTGGGAAGTAGACCTCAAAACTCAAGAGATCAAAGAAGCCGAGGTAACCATAGTAGAGGGCAACAAGTCAGCGTTCAAGAAAGATAACTGCCTGTATATCGTGGCTTTAAACCCTAAGAACGTAATGAGGAAGCTATCTAACAAGCTTGCCGAGTTTAAAAAGAGTCGTACTATATAGGTATGAAAAAGAAAACTAGAGCCGACTACTATAAGGAAAACCCTGAGTCATATGCTAAGAAAAAGAAATACGATTCTAAGCTAGGCAAAAGGGACGACCTCAAGAAGAAAAGAGTAGAGCTAAACGCTTACAACAGGAAAAAGAAAACCTATGGCAATGGCGACGGCTTAGACGCTATGCATAAGGGCAAGAAGATTGTAGGCTACGCTAAGGCTTCTAAAAACAGGGGCGACAAGAACGATTCTGCTGGTGACAAACGAGCAAGAGGAAAGAAAAGATGATAGTGCAAAAGAAAGAGTTTGCCCCCCCCCCCCCAGAAAAAAAAAAAAAAAAAAAAGAAAATT